TGAAGAAGGCGTTTCCGGTTGGACAAGCCCATAACCCCGTATTTGATGCGGCGATGACGATTCAGATTGCCGCCTGGCTGGCTGAGAAAGATATGCGTTGAATACAATATGGATGTCGCCTTCTGGGGACCATCTGGATGGCAATTGTTCCACCTGATAGCCGAAGGGTCACCCAAACCTATTCTAACACTGGCATTTATCGGTCGCATTCTCCCATGCAAATACTGCCGTGAGAGCACCTCAAACTTTATATCAGACCTTCCGCTGACGAAGGCTATGAACCCCGGACACTGGTTATATGAGATTCATCGTAAGGTGAACCATAAACTAGTGACTCAAGCCAAAACAGATCCGAAGGTGGTTCTACCCGACCCTGATCCCACCTATGACGATGTTCACAAGAAGTATGCAGAGCTTCTGAAGAAGAAACCTCACGCTGTGCCTGGACGTGACTTCCTATTTTCGATTGCGTATAACTACCCAGACCATCCGGAGTATGATGATATCAACACACAACAGGGATTCTTGCGAACGATGACTCGGACATACCCCTTTCCTGAACTACGCAAAGTCTACGCACACTATCTGGAGACACATCCGATGGTTCTGGAATCGCGAACGTTATATCTCCGATGGATGTATGGCTTGTTAAAAGCGTTGTCGGCAAAAACGAAATCGCCAATCCGCACATTCAGAGGATACACGCACCATGTCGCATACTACAAGAGCGGATGCACAAAACCAACCTACCATGGAAAGACGTGCCGCCGACTGGATAACGGGGGCTTCACGAAATCCCGCGATAATCGACGAACTCGACGGATCGCTGTTGGAGGTCTACTTACGTAAACAGACAGCCGAAGAGGCTACTCTGTGTATGCGAGTGTATATTGTATGTGTGGCGGTCTTGGCGATTCTGGTTATGTGGTCAATGGTTGCTTAGAAAAACGACTTGCGGCTCTTGCGGCGAGTCTTGCGCGCCTTGGGTCCAGCCGACGAAGAGCGCTTATACGTCTTCTTCGCCTCCAGGATAACCTTCTTCAGGCCGTCGCCCTTCTTGTAGGTGCCGCGGTGCTTCATCTCCGACATCGTCTTCTTCACGTGAGTGAGCCAAGGATTCGCCATTTTGTTTTAACCGCGGGAAATGAATCCGGGCTGGCTTGAGCTCGGACACAGATTCCACTGACAACCATACGCATGCACATCATCTAACACCTTAAACCTAGAAAAGGCTTCATCGGGGGCGACCAAGACGATACCTTTTTGCGTGAATGCACGGATCTCCTCCGGCTCACGCGGATGGGCAGCTTGCTGATACGTCAAGCGGCGCAGAGACTCTTCATTCCACGACAGGTTCAGCATTGGCTCGAGCTCTGTTCCTCGAACCTCCGAACCTGAAACAAGAATCAGAGTATTTGCAAGCCCACTTAATGGTTTATCAATAACCGACCCAGACATCAGTTGCTTCCTCACCGTTGTCTTCAGATGATATGCCATTCGGTTCATGGTAAAGTTCTTATTCGTATGGGATACGATGGAGAGGATAAGCGGCGTCTTGTTAGGGAACGCTTCTTGAAGGATTGTTACGCATGCAGACTCGAACGTTCTTGAATGGAGCGCAATATCGGATCCAGCGGGCGGAGGTTTGAGCGCAACAATAGGCTCATCCTGTTGATCAGAATAGACGTGTAGCTCGATCAACCTGTATCCCTTCTTCAAGGCAGCAGACAGATCTTCGAATGTGCTTCCTTGAACAAGATATTCCTTCAGTGTTTTCGATTGATCTTCGAGCGCATCTTGAACAGGTGTGCTTGCCATGACATACCCTGCAGCGACAAGCACACCGATTGCCATCACGGTTTCCATTGTTGATGTGTCGTCTTATTTTTTATCCTTGCGATACGCCAGATCACGGAGGGCATTGACATCCTCATCACTTAATCGCTTATCCATCGGGATATCCAGCAAACATGCGCGGTGGAAATACAGACAATACATTCCACACTCAGATTCCTTGAACTGGTGGCGGGTCTTATTATATGTCAAATGCATCTTCGGTCCACCATGCGCATCCCACTGATCCTTCCAACGGAACATTAGTCGCTGGATCTCCTTCTCGGGGTAGCGAGCATACGAATCAAAATAGGTCATGCGGGGATACTGTAGTTCAGGACGGATATCCAGAAACGCAGCGATCCAGTGCTGTCCCGGTCCATCGTGGACATCCGTATTGAACACAATACCTACCCGCCGAACACCCTTTTTGTAAAGAGTATCCAGCTTCATCGAGCATAATGTGGACACGATACACTTAGACATCTCAGACTTCAAATCAAAGTCAATCGGAACGCATCCAACAAAATGATAATCCTCGTGCACCTTCGCATATGCTCGCTCTAGCTTGTCGATATCGTCGGATGACAGCCATTCACTCCTGTTTGTGCTCCACGAAGCAGGTGCGCGAGGACGGCTGGTTAACTCGGACACAATGCACGTGGGACCACCAGTCGTGCATTTGCCGTGAAGTCTGCGCCTCAATTCAGCCCAGACCGCATTTGGTCCGTTCTTTGGAATAGGCTTCTCTTTCGAGTGTTTGGTGTTATAGACTGTTCGAAGTCGCTCGATCTCATCCGGATCAAAGAGGAACATATGCCCTTGCTTAAAACGGATACTTTCCTTGTTGGTGGGTTTGTAAAGCAAAATGGACGCACTCAAGGCAATCCTCTCGAAGTATCTTCGCGTGAACAGGGATATCTCTCAGCTGAACTCGCAGGTCTCTGAGCTTCGTGACAATCGCCGCACGGTCGAGCTGGATCTTGCCGCGTTGTATGCTCACACGGAGCTTCCTGACCAGATTCTTCTGCGGGAGTCGGAGATGACATTCAATGTCAAGCGTCCGAACAAGTGGAAGAAGGGGTGGAGTTTGTCCAAGAAGGACCTGGAGTTATACCTCAAGGACATTCTGGGAGAGCGTGGTGGTGATGTGATGCGCGAGATTGTGCGTCGTCACGAGCCTAAGCTGGTGGCCGACGACTTTGGCTTCGAGTTGAAGTCCACTGGGTCTTCGGGCTCATCGGACCCCGCCGAGTGAACGACCACGCGTGGAGCCGGATTCCGGATATACATGACTTCAATCGTGCCGGTATGATTGACCGCTGCTCCTAAACATATGCAACAACATGCACACGTCAGAACGCTAATGGCGACTAGAGCACCTACGAACACGTCACCCATTATGCTTTTTGTTTTACTTGGTCGAAAGCCGGTTCTAGTGACGCTTCGATCTCACGTAGCATGGCATTGATTTCACGTAGGTGTTTGGACGCTTCAAGGGTATTTTCGCGGGGCATGAATCCGTATTGGATTCGAGTCACCGCAACGGATAACTGCCTTTGTCGCTCAACCACTTGAAGTGCCAGTGCGGATAACTGCTTTCGCATCAATCGATATGTGTTGGACGGAGAAAATGTTTAAACCTATAAGTTTACATTCCGTCATCCTCCCGTGACTCGAAATATTCACGCATCTTTGCCTCGACATTGCGGTCGGTTAACTCCCAAACACCATCCTTGTTAACCTCCATAATCGAACGCACATCTCGGACTCCATTGAGGATCTTGTGGCGATCCACATACTTGCGGTTCTGCGCTGATCCATGCCAGAGATGGTAGATTGTGCCAGTTGAGCACGTAAGTTTAGGCAGAGCCATTTGGCAGTAGTCCGTATACGATGGCAAGAGAGACGGGTGAACATATCCTTTCGGAAACTTAATATCCATCCAGGCAGCTGTTGATAATGTATCTCCACTTCCGGTGATTCCGTGCTGATAGAACCCAATCTCTCTGAACCACTTGCGCTGGAATGCCCATGCGAATCCCGGATGGTAGCTGTGATTATAGGGGTTCGTGCGGTTCATATACGCAACAGACAGGCGGGTCTGAACCATCTTTTTATACGTGCTATCCAGCCAGACACAAGAGCTAAACGGCTGAACCACTTCGTAGGTGCCCAACAACCTCGACACCTCTTCATACCATCCAGGCTTTCCGAAGATCACATCCGCATCCATGAAGAGTAATTTGGTGAACCTGTGCGGCACATGCTTCTCGAGAATCGAACACAGCGTTTCCTTGTGGAACAACACGCTGTTGCTATGCACACGGACTGCATCCTTGATCTCGGGCACATGGTTGTCAAACACGAGTTCAATCGTGTAATAGGGTATACTTGCGAGCTTCAATTTTTCGATAGTGTAGAAGTAGTTCATCAACATCTTCTTTGACCGCGCAGGATTGAAGAAGACAAAACAGACTGCCATATCCTTGTGAGCGGGGGTTTCATAGCGACAGGCTGCGACATCCACGATACATGTTTCGAGGGAAGGCGCGGTCTCAGGTGTCCGGATTACGTTATATGCAAAGGACGACTGACGACACTGCCCCATTGTTGTTTGAAAACGAATAAAAGAGCGGAGAGGGCTATGTGCAGTATGTATTCGCCGTATAACCCGGCGAACAGAACATTCACTGAAGATGATATCCACCGCATTCTTCGTCGCCATGGACTTCCTCACTACCGCATCTCTGGACGCAAGGTTTTCCAGACTGCTATGGTCCACACAACCTATGTTCGCCGCACCGAGTATACCACTCCCGACGGCGAACCTGCGACATTGGCACCCTGTCCATCTGGAGTTATGCCACTCCAAGATGAGAGCTACGAATGCCTGGAATTCGAGGGAGATGCGGTCCTTGGCGCATGTATCGCAACCTATCTACGGAAGAAGTATCCTGAGAAAAAGCAGGGGTTCTTGACCGATGCCCGCAAAGAGCTCGTGAATAATGATCGCATTGGCGGATTGTCGAAGAATCTGGGCTTGAACCGCTTCTACGTGATTTCTCGCCACAACGAAGACTCCGTTGCGATTGCGGGACGAACCAATACAAAGAAGTTGGGTGATATATTTGAAGCCTTTCTCGGTGCTTTGTGGACAGACTGTGGCAACCGATTTGCCATAGTCTATGCATTTGTAACCACCGTGATGGAGGCATATCTTGACGTGGATGAGATTGTGGCTTCGACGACCAATTTCAAGGACATCTTTCAGAAACACTGCCAGCGAGAGTTCAAGTGCACGCCGGTGTATGAGATGAGGTCAAATGATCCGAAGAAGAATGAGATTCAGGTAGCGGTGATTGTAGAGGGCAAAGTCTATGGACTTGGAGTCGGGACAACTCGCAAGAAAGCAGAGCAGCAAGCATGCCAAGAAGCCCTCACCGCCGTTGGGTCTTTCGCCGCAGTCGCCGCCGACGTCTAGTGCCTCCTCCAGGTGCAAGAAGCTTTCGACACGCATCCTTCATGTCTTCCAGTCTCCGATCCACCGCGGGAGGCTTCGGAGGTTGAGCTGCCACGGGAGCGGCTGCCACGGGAGCAGGAGGCTTCGGAGGTTGAGCCACCACAGGAGCAGGAGGCTTTGCCGATGATTCGGGATTGTTCACTTGCGGGATGATGCGGCTCACTGCCTGTGCCTCTGCGGGAGGCATAGGTTTTTCCGCTACGATCGGGTGAATGGCCGGTGGGTCTCCGAAGAGGGTCGGAATCATAACCATAAGCTTGTTGGTCAGAAGCTCGGTTGGTTTCTCCGTGATCGACTTGAAGATATCATCTGCGAACGCCTTGGCTTTTTCTTCGGATAAAACTCCAGCTGCGCGGGCTGGTCCCAGCAGTCCGAGTGTGTCCCACGCGGACGCGAGCGTTTCATAGAGTGCTGTGCTCTTTTTGCCCTTCAGTTGTTTAGCCAATGTATCGAGCAGTGCGAATTGTATCGTGTGCTGACTGAACCTCTTCCAATCCTCCTGTTGATCCGCAGGCCATCTGAGATACGTCATCACCCAGTTCTTGAACGATTTCGGACCCACGGTTCCGCGACCCCAGTCAAAGATCACGAGCTGGTCACCAATCCATCCAAGATTGTTGAAATGCGAATCGCTATGGGTTACGCCCTCTGCATTAATCCTTACCATCGCAAGCATCAGCCCCTTCAAGGATGTCTTGATCAGTGCATCCGGTTTGGACTTGGCAAGTATGCTTCGAAGCAACGTGTCGCCCTGCTTGGGAGTGACCAAATTGATTAATCCGTTCTGAGCGCCTTGAAGTTCGGGGACGCTACATCTTTCCCGCTTGTCTTCTGGCTTGAACTTGGGAGCACATGCACTGTCAGCCAAATTGAAGAAGTTTGAGAGACCTACACCCTTTATGGCGTTTGCATCCAATGCCTTCACTACAGCCTTCTGGACGGTAACTTCGTATTTATTCGGAACAATACGGGAGACAAATTCCGTTCCACGATCTGCAGCGCGTATAGCGGTGCCCTTTGTGCTACATGCCACATGAGGGATATAAACGCACGTGTCTGCTCCTTGTGTTTTATACTCACCGCCTCTACTCATTGTTCAGAAGCGACAAGAATATATCCTCGCAAAAGATAAACACAATGGGCGGTGGTCTTCTTCAGCTCGTTGCATATGGTGCTCAGGATGCCTACATCACTGGAAATCCCCACATCACTTTCTGGAAGGTGCTCTACAAGCGTCATACCAATTTTGCCATGGAGGCGATGCGTGTCAACTTCACTGGCGCACCGGCATATGGACAGCGCTCGGTGGTCGTCGTGAACCGGAATGCTGACCTGATGTTCCGCACCTACCTCGAGGTGACGCTGCCCGACACACGTGCTGCTTCCAACGGATCTGCGACGTCTGTCAACACCCCCAACGGTCGTGATGTCCTCTGGACGGCTGGCGGTCGCCGGCGTCTTGGTTACCTGCTTATCCAGCAGGTGGAGATTGAGATTGGTGGACAGGTGATGGATCGCCACTATGGCGAGTGGATGTATCTGTGGGAGTCTCTGACCTCGAACTTCGATCAGTCTGTTCGTCTTGATCAGATGATTGGCAGCTCTGCTGAGCTCGCTGCTAGCACACCCGCATCGTGCAAGGGACGCCCGATCGTGATGTATGTTCCCCTGTCTTTTTGGTTCTGCCGCAACCCGGGTCTGGCGCTTCCGCTCATCGCTCTCCAGTATCACGAGGTTCGCCTGAATTTCATCTTCCGCCAGGCTACGGATCTGGTGTCTTCGCAGTACGATAGCACCCCGGCAAACGTGTGGCCTGGTGGCATCCCGCAGGCTGCGCAGTTCCTGCCCAAGCTCAAGGATGCGGCGGTCTATGTGGATTACATCTACCTGGATACGGATGAGCGCCGCCGCTTTGCCCAGCAGTCTCACGAGTATCTGATTGACCAGCTTCAGTTTGGTCTTCAGCAGTCCGTCACATCGCAGACGGTGCGCCTGGATCTGACGCTCAACCACCCGGTCAAGGAGCTCGTGTGGGTCTACCAGGATGCTCGCAAGCTCGACTGCTCGCTCCCTGCAACCAGTACAGGTGCTCCCCTCACCTACACGCAGCCGTTTAGCTATGACGACATCGCCAACCGCTGCCGCCTGCAGCTCAACGGACAGGACCGCTTCGATGAACGCTACGGTGACTACTTCTGGAAGGTCCAGCCCTACCAGCACCACTCGGGAGGTGGTTTCAATCAGATCACGGGTTCGCAGGTACTGGCAGATGGGACTCCGGAGAACACGGCGTTAGTCAGCGTTAACCCGATCAACGTCTACTCGTTCTCCCTCGCGCCCGAGGAGCACCAGCCGTCTGGATCGTGTAACTTCTCGCGCATCGATACGGCGACCCTGGTGTTTGACTCGATCACGACGGGCACAGTTGGTGTAAATAGTCAGACCCTTGCCGACGGACTCTTCCCCTCGAAGAACTTCCCCTACCTGTTCCGCATGTATGCCGTGAACTACAACATCTTCCGCGTCATGAGCGGCATGGGCGGACTCGCGTATTCTAACTAAACAATGCTTCACGTGTTTATCTCCGGTCCAATTCGACCTTCAATGAATGATGTGCTGTTATGTATTCGGACCCTCAAAACTCAGCTTCCACCCTGTAAGATCTGGTTTAGCACATGGGAAACAAGCGAGTCACTTGACACTCTCCGTGCTGAAGTCGATGAGTTGATTGTAAATCGAGAGCCAATCTTTAGATCTAAGGCAAAAACATTCGAAGGGCGTGCGTTTCCGAACTCCCAGAATGGAATGACCGCTAGGACCTTTAAGATGTTCGTCGGAGTAGAGAACATCTTCAAGGTTGCTCAGTGCGCGCCCAACGATATTGTTATACGATTTCGGTCAGATTTATTGGCAAAGTTCAATCCGGGATATTTGCAGCAGTTGATCGAAGGTGGCAAACATGGATATGTCACGCGAAGGAGGAAAACATCTATTGTTGGCTTCGATGATTGGTTCGGTATTGCCACGTATACCAATATGATGAATGTATGGTGTCATCGTGGTGGGTTTGAAGAGAACATGAACGTATCCTATAATGCAGAAGATATGGTCAAACGCAGAGCTGAAAAACATGGACTGCAAATTCTTCAAATTGATGAGAGTAAGATTGACTTCGCGTTGTGTAGAGCAAATAACCGCAGGGAACGGCTTGATTAAACCCGTGTGTTCGGCACACATCCCTTTGGACCAAGAGTTTGCTGTAACATAATCGGCGCAGGTTGTCCGCGTCCTGGGCACTTTTCATGTTCATGACCAAGAATGTGACCCATCTCATGCGAAACCATATATTGACGATATCTGTCTAAAGGTAGCTTGCTCGCAGCAGCTCCGTGCAGCCATCGGTTCGAATTCAGATAGATATTGTGACCATTCATGGTTGCGCATGATAAATTCGCAGGAAGTCCACATATCTTCACAACATCCTTCGGCGCTACAAGGCGAACCAGAACATCTGGTTTCTGTTGGGTAAAGACGAACTTATAGCCATGGGCTTCCCATCCTTCGGGATCTGCTAAATAAATTTGAATTAACTCTGCGAACTCCTCTTGTGGATACCGGATACCGGGATCGACGAGAGTTGTATACCGAATCACCTTAGGCATTCACCTTGCTTCTAGGAAACGAAAAGTATGTCAGGCAGGTAAGGAAGAGCACCATGCCGTTGACGAAGTGCTCCCATTGCAAAAAGCGGACGCACTTGATCTTTATGTGCCAGTGCCCCGCTATGTTTTGTGTAAAGTGTCGCACTCCTGAAGTGCATGAATGCAAACACTATGTTGTTGAGAAGATTGTGTTGGAGAAGGTAGTCGCAGATAAGCTCACTCGGGTGTGAGGTTGAGATTATCCGCAAAGTCATCCATGAACACCGCAACCTCGCTGCGCGTCATGTTATCCACCTGCATGACTGACATCACAATGCCATTGTTACGCAGAATAACCTCGATCTCAAGCCCAGTTGGACCATTTTTCCGCTCCAGATCTGTGAAGACAACACGCCAGCGGCGCTCGTTGTTGGGTGTGTTCTCAACCTGGAGATGGCGTCCATCAAATCCAGGGTGAAGAGCGATGGTGTCGATGATTGCGTTGTCGAAGTTCATTTTGTCCGGGATGCTGCTGTTCGGCGTGGCGTGCATAGATCCGTTTTTGAAAATGGATTTTAGTCCCACTGGGTAAGTAGGAGTAACCATGGACGCCCGCGATATCGTTATTCCTCTTACGACCGTCAACGAGATCATCGCGGCAGTTGTGCCGTATGATATGGCGTCCTATATCTATGCCGTGATGCATAGGGCATCAAACGGCGAAGAGATGACACTTGGAAAAATGTTTGATACTCTAGCGCTTCACACGCGCGGCGACATCCAACATGGTCCTATCTTTGATCGGATTGTGGGTCATATTGCGGGTCTTCGTATTGCGGATTACTCTGACCTTGTATCCCTTACGAAGGAGACACTGCCTCATTCGTAGTCGCGAAACGCAATGCCAACTGGGAATCGAGGAATGCCATCGCCTGTCAATTCCTGAAACCGCACAGTCAGCATTTTTCCAACATACGTCTGCCCATTCTTGAAGAACTCTGCGCGCTCTGCATGAGTTCCGCGGGGACGAACATTGAATGTGCGCCCTTCTTTTGTTTTGCAGATCCAGATGACGAGTCCCTTGTCTAACCCTTCTCCCTCTGTGAACCCGGTAACCTCGAACTCATCGTCCTTAAACTCCTTATACTTCTGGAGATCCGCAGACCGGGCTGCCAGCTGGTATAACCCCGCCTTGTTGCGGATGATCAAACCCTCTGCGCCCTCCGCCACATACTTGTCGTGGAACTTCTTGAGATCCTCCTTAGTCAGTGCCTCCTCTGTGGGCAGAAGCTTAACGATGTCATCGTGGCGTGTCGAGAAGAACTGCCGCAGAGTTGCCAGCCGTCCCTCAAAGGGCTGGCTGTTCACGCAGTCATAGATCCAGTATTTCACCTGAACTAGAAGTTTCTTCTCGGCTTCGTTGTGCTTGGTCTTACGAACAAGTCCAACGAACTGCTGGAAGGTCAGCGTGTCCGAGTATAGCTCGCCATCCAGAACAAGCTTACATCCCGCCAGAGCCCCCGTAATGTGGTCAAGAGCCGTGAACTCCTTCCCCATGCGGCTCGTCAGCACGCCATTGTTGTAGATACAGCGCACACCATCCAGCTTGGCTTGGACAAAGCAGGGGAACACGATATCCTTGCCGCGCTTGCCGTGTTCGTGAGCCAACATGGGCAGAATCTTGCCATGCTGCTCCATTTCCTGCTTGCCCATCTGCGGAACAACTGACGCTTCCATGGACTCGGCATATCCACTGGTCTTCTTCTTGTCCCACAGAGAGCGAGCCTCGGACGCCGCCTGCTGCTCCGGAGTTGTCTCGTTCTTCTTTCCTATATTCTTGCCCTTATCAACTGTCTTCTCGTTGACCGTGATCGCGCCATCCTTGTAGCCGTAGGAGGTGCGAATCATGTTGCCAATCACTTCGATATTCCAGACCTGGTCCTTGCCAGTCTTGGACTTTGCGTAAAGAGTAGGGAGAGCCATTTTCGCACTTTGAGTTTCTTGCTGATGGGCACGACTTCGTTTTCCAGAAATTGAAAAAGGGTTGTTTTTTTTTACTTGCCGCAGTGCGGGCACTTTGCGTTGTTGCGCACGCGGCGAAGACCCACCTTCGGGGGCACTTCCCACTCGCGCTCGCTTCCCCGCACGCCGGGGGCGATCTCGACCATCTGCATGGTCCACTCGGGGCGGGATGCGTGCCATGCCACGCACTTCTCCTTCGCCTCTGCCTCGCGGGCAGACTTCTCGGCTGCGAGCTTTGCAGCCTCCGCGCGGGCTACCTCCAGCTTTCCCGCCAGCGTGGGATCAGACGCCTCCTCATCCAGAAGCCACTGCGGCTTCTTGCGGGGCGCGGGCACAGACGTCATCTTCGTCTGCGGGGGTTGTGAGGGTGCTAGGTCACAGTTGAGCACAGTCCCAGACAAACGAGAGATCAGAGTTGTTGCTATGATCAGTGTGTGTCGGGGGCTTCTGAATGATTGATGATTGTGATGAATTCGTTTTCAGAAATCATCCCCCTCGAGCGGAGGCAGATCAGCATACCCATCCTCCGGGTTGTGGATGACGTGCGCAGCCGGCGGCCAGTATTCGATCCGCAGAACAAGTGACCCCACGTGGACTGCAGACGGAACAGCCCGCACGTGGATGTGTGCGCCAATCGCCGCGGCAATCTGAACGAGTGCGTCGGTCTTGTGAACGATATGAAGCGAGGACATGCGCCGACCATCGATCATAATCTCGTGATCTGGACGAATGACGGGGCGAAACCGCACCCACAAATCCTTACGAGTCCTTGAGTTGCGAATCACTCCGAGAAGCTGATCCTTGATGTCCGGCGGAATCTGGGAAATCCAGTAGTCCACGAACATTTTCACGCAGGCGTTCTCGAAACGCTTGAAGTTGTCCGTGCGGAAAGCCGTGTAGAGCTCGTCGAGGTCAGAGTTAGAGAGTGCCATCTTGTCCGATGGTATGTGTTTTCTCTTGTGGTGCGCAATCCGTTTTCTAACCACGAGTGAAAAAGGTAATAATTTTTTGTGTTTTGTTTTTATGTTTACGCCAGCGCATCGATCCACGGAGTCTGCTCCTCAGCCGAGATAGCCAGTTCTGTTAGGAACTTGCGTGCCAGACTCACCTTCTCTTCCGTCGGAATGTCCATCCCCGAGATCTCTGCGATCTTTTCCTGAATGGACTCGCCAACAGATTTGCGTGGCTTGAATGCGTCGTCAAACCCAGCCATCACATTCACCAGCCGGGCAATGTGCCCCTCGCAGCACATGCCAACCGATTCGCTCGCCTCCTCCCAAAGCCGCCCCCTGAGTTCCGCGCGTGGCTCCTCGGGCTGTTGCTCGATGAGCGCCCACAGCCCCTCCAGGCAGCGAGCATACAGGCGGTCGCCTGGTATGCGGCATGTGTTATGGTTATACCAGAGCTCCACATCGTTTGCCACCCGCAGCACGCCCGTCAGACTTCCGCCGCGGGCGGCGAAGCAGCGCAGAACCCGCAGACCCACAGGGCGTCCATCGGTCCGCACGGCTAGCAGCTTCTCCTCACCCGCATTGGTGTTCCGAACCACAGCCGCGGTGTGGACATTCTGCCGGTCGCGGGCGAGGCGCTGTAGGTCAGGCGCGCGGGCAGGGGGCGGCGCGGGCGGCGCACGCACAACTCCATCCTCCCCTGCCGCCGCGAACAAGGCCGCGAGGAAGGGACGCTGGCGCGCGAAGGCTGCATCGTTCTGTGCCCGCACGTCCGCCACCCGCTGGTCGTGAGCCGCGTGTGCCGCGTTCACCTGCGCCTGCACCCGTGCCATCCCCGCCGCGCGCTCGCGGTTCTGGCGTTCGATAGCGGCTACGCGCACCATAGCTTCGCGCTCGCGCATCGCAACATGATTGGGGCATAACCGCTCGCCAGCCACCGGATGCCGCGGGCACCAGTGATCCCCAATGATGTGCTCACACCCCCCCGCGGCAAGGGGAGGAAGGCGCGCCTTAATCGGCGCGTGGATGCCACAGAGGGCATGCTCTCCGTTGGGACCGGGAGGTCCAACGATGACTTCGCAGGGGCGGTGGTCAGCCTTCTTGATGAAGTTGCACAAGTGGCCGGCCATGGTAGCGATGGGATGAATTCTTTGTTATCACCCCACTCCTTGTTAATTCATGAGTGGGATGAATTCGTTTTTAATGAAAAACTTTGTGGTTTTGTTTTGGTTTTGAATTTTTGTGGGTTATGTTTACTCGTCATCGGCATCGAGGGCCGCGAACCGCCCAGAGGCCACCACGCG